GGTGATCTGCATATCGAGAACAAGGATGTGCGCATACCATTCGTAGCAAACGACCTCTCAAATAGCTTACTGGAGGGATTGTGGGATGCCATTCAATGCAATAGATCCGACGTATCTACAACCAAACTTACAACGGTGAGCGCCAACAAGATAGCATATACGTTGAAAACTGATGCATCATCAATCCAACGTACGATATCAATTATTGATGATTTACTAGCTGAGGAGCGGAAAAAGCAAGAAATGTTCACTCACCACTTGTCAACAACGTCTGGTGGCTACACATTCGGATTAAACGCGATAGCCATGTGTATTAAATCGCGATATGCCAAGGGTTACTGTATTGAAAACATTGCAACGCTAACGAACGTTCGAAACCAATTGACAGAATTCAGCGGTATGAGCGAGGATCAGTATACGAGTGAAATCATACAGAACTATCCGGACTTAACACTTGTGCATCACCAGAGCAAACAGGAGATCATCCGTAACTTAAAACTCAAGGCAAAGTATGATCAAACTTTGATCGCATCTGACTTGCTCTTGGGAACAGCTGTTCTAATTGGTGGTGGTGCGATGTTATACAAGACGTTCATGACTGCGACAAACACGCGTGTTCACCTTGAGGGAGATGGAAAACGCCAGCGGCAGAAACTGCAGTACCGGGCAGCTCGCGACAGTAAGCAGGATTACGAAGTGTACGCCGACGAACGCGAAATTCAGGAGAATTATGGTGAGGCATACACAAAGCACGGACGGAAAGGACCAGCTCACGAAAAGGGTATGGGATCAAAAACGCGCGAGTTCACTAATTTTTATGGTTTTGATCCAGCCGAATATGACACTGTAAGATTGGTGGACCCGATAACTGGCAAAACTTGCGACAAAGCGGTTCGAGACTTGCTACGCATGCGTGATGTTGCAGACACATTTGCCGAAATACGTGAAGCCATGGACGAAGACATGATTCTACAGCCCGGAGTGAATTTCGCACCCGCGTTAATTGAGGCGTATTTCATGAATAATCGGACCAACGCCGCGCGACGAGTTGATTTAGTTCCCCATAACCCAATGCAAGTTGGTCGACTTAGTAATAATATCGCAGGGTTCCCGACACATGATGGTGAATTACGGCAAAGTCGTCCGAGTAGACCGCTCCAAAAGGATCAAGTGCCTGCAGCAAATGAGTACAGTGTTCAACATGAGAGCAAATCTATTGCTAAGGGCTTGCGCGATTATCACCCAGTCTCCAGCAACTTGTGCGCTCTTGAGTATTACTGTGGCGACATGCGAACAAGCATATATGGGGTTTGTTATGGTCCATACATACTCACCACAGCACACCTAATCAAGGAAAAAGGTGGTTGGTTAAAGATTCGGACGAAACACGGACTCTTCAAATTGGAAGCAATGGATCGAGTACAGATACGTGAACTGTGTGGATCTGATATAATAGTTATCAAGGGACCAAAAGATATGCCACCAGCCCCAATGCGACTCAAATTTCGAGCACCAAAATCAGGCGAACGGGCTGTGTTGGTCGGATTTGTAGACGACAACCTTGATCGACAATTGATATCTGATAGTAGCGCGGTTTACCGGCGCGAGAACACTGGTTTTTGGAAGCACTGGATAACAACGAAGTATGGCAACTGTGGACTACCGATGGTCTCTGTGGACACGATGGACATAATTGGGTTACACAGTCTTGGCGCACAAAACTCCAACGAGAACTACTTTGCGGCTTTAACGGATGATTTCTCGAAACAATTTTTCGAGCCAGAGACGGATATACCTTGGCAACGTAAATGGAGCTACAATGCAGACAAAGTCAATTACGGTACCATGGATTTAACATCAAACCAACCGTCAGGCGCCTTCAGGACTACAAAACTACTCGAGGATCTACTAGAAGCCGTATCGCATCAGAGTCAAGAGTACACTTGGCTAACAAAATATTGTGGCGCGAATCTCCTTGTAATTGGCAAGTGTCCTGGCAACTTGATTACAAAGCACGTTATCAAGGGTAAATCACCAACATTTGATCTCTTCCTATCAGTCGACACGCAAGCAAGTGAATTCTTCAAACCACTAATGGGTGACTATGCACCAAGCAGGTTAAATCGCGAAGCGTTTGTGAAGGATATCACAAAGTACGATACTGAAATACCGATAGGAAACTTGAGCATCACCGATTTTGAAAACGCCGTGGAAGACACGTACTATATACTCAAGGATAGTGGAATTGAGCAGTGCAATTACATCACAGATGCAATTCCAATATTTGATAGCATGAACATGAAGGCTGCAACCGGAGCATTGTACGGTGGGAAGAAGAAGGATTACTTCGAGCACTACACGGACGACATGAAACAAAACATCTTGAAAGAGAGTTACATACGCCTGCGGGAAGGGAAAATGGGAATTTGGAACGGATCTTTGAAAGCCGAGCTGAGATCGAAAGAGAAGGTTGAAGCAAACAAAACGCGAGTATTCACAGCAGCACCGCTTGACACACTATTAGCTGGCAAAGGATGTGTAGATGATTTCAACAATCAGTTTTATGCAGCACACTTGAAAGGTCCATGGACGGTTGGCATTACAAAGTTCTTTGGACGTTGGAACGATTTCTTGAGTGAACTGCCACCCGGTTGGGATTACTTTGATGCTGATGGATCTCGCTTTGATAGTTCCCTCACACCTTTTCTCCTAAACGCTGTTCTTAACATCCGCAAGAAATTCATGATCAATTGGGCCTTTGGTCAGCGATGTCTAGAAAATTTATACACTGAGATCATTTACACACCGATAGCAACTCCAGATGGATCTGTGGTCAAGAAAATGCGCGGAAACAATAGTGGGCAGCCATCCACCGTCGTCGACAACACAATTATGGTCATAATAGCAATGCAATATGCAATCAGCAAGGCCGAGTTTCCAGCTGGACGGTTGAGAGATCAAATTCGATATTTTGCTAATGGTGATGACCTTGTGGTTGCAGTCGAACCAAGTTTGAGCGATAAAATTTCATCATTCAGCGCGAGTTTTGCCGAACTTGGCCTGAGTTATGATTTTTCAAATAAAGTGAATGATCGATCTGAGCTACAGTTCATGTCCCATACTGGAAAGCTGATTGATGGGATATACATACCAATGTTGGAAAGAGAACGCATCTGTGCTATATTGGAATGGAGTCGCAGCGACGAACCACAATTTCAACTGGACGCAATAAGCGCTGCTATGATAGAGGCATGGGGTGACGACGAGCTCTTATACCAGATTAGACGATATTATAGTTGGCTTCTGGAGCAAGAACCATACAAGAGCATAGCTGAACTGGGGCACGCACCATACCTGGCTGAAGCCGCCTTGAAAGCGCTATACACCGGTAAGGACCCAGATGCAGAATTGATTGCCATCTACGAGCGGGCTATGCTAAACACGCCACCAACGGAAGACCGACCGACAAAAGTGGTACACGAAGCTAACGTTACCGCCGCATCTTCAGCAGCAACTCAGACTTCCACGACACCACCGACAGTCACATCTACTAGTGGTGCGTCAACTTCGACATCGAGCGGAACCATGTCTGCGCCACTAGCAAGCACAACTCCACCAGCATCTGCAACAACGACACCATCGACAGGAACCACTGCGCCAACAACACCAGCCGTGAGAGCCGCAAACCTGCGGACATCGCAGGACACAGAAAGGCAAAGGCGAATGCGGGAAAGCCAACTCAATGTGAGAGGTGAGAATGACGACGAAGACGTGCCAGCAGCATCGGAATTTGCACTACCGCGGCTACCAACATTAGGTGCAAAAATTCGGGTACCAAAATTTAAAGGAGCTATAGTACTTAACAAGGATCATCTGATTAAATACACACCCGACCAGCGCGATTTGTCTAACACACGCGCGACACAAGAGCAATTCGAGAAATGGTACTCAGGTGTGAGAAATGAAGTTGAGAAAACGGATGAAGAAATGGCACTATTACTGAATGGCTTCATGGTTTGGTGCATGGAAAATGGCACATCACCAGATTTATCTGGATCTTGGACCATGATGGAAGGTGAAGAGCAGATATCGTATCCACTCGAACCATTCTGTCGCCACGCACAGCCAACGTTGCGGTCAATAATGGCACATTTTAGTGATGCCGCAACAGCATATGTAGTCCTACGCAATCAGAAGTCCAGATATATGCCACGGTATGGACTTAAAAGAGGTTTGAATGACTACTCACTGGCACCGTACGCTTTCGACTTCTATGAAATAACTTCCACATCGCCTCTTCGGGCTAGAGAGGCGCATGCGCAGATGAAAGCCGCAGCCATCAGGGGCAAGGCATCTAGGATGTTTGGTCTTGACGGCAATGTATCAGCCCAATCGGAGAACACAGAGAGGCATACAGTTGAGGATGTTAACACCCGAGTTCACTCACTCTCGGGTGCGAATATGCTGTAACTGTCTGCCCACTTACTTGCTTGGTAAACCTGTGTTACCCTTGAACCTATATCTGTATTGTGTGGCTTAGCCACGTGTTACTTTATGGAGTGCCAGCATTCATTTAGCTCGGGTCCTGTGAGTGGTCTAACCACGTGGGCGCGGTCTGGGTG